AGATCAACTTGTCGCCAAAGTTATTTACGGCTTCCACATAAGCCAAGATAGACTTTTGGAGAATCCTGTCAATCTCACTGGCAAGTTTATCTCCGAGCTTGGCGTCACCATCCATGACCTGTCGCTTGAACATAAACAAAAAGAGTCGACGTAGGATGGAACCGCTATTGTCTGAAAACCCAGGAGTCTCATTTCCAGCCAAGAATCCAGGAACCTTCCACTGCACCGTTACAGCATTCTTGTTCTTTCTCGCGATCTGAATCTCTTCGCCCGAAACCAGACTCTGGAACTCGGCCTGATCAATCCTGAAATCATGTTTGATTTCTGGACCGATGAAGAGATTAGCCTGATAGATAGATGAAAGGCCAAACTTCTCTTCGATGTTATTGGCCATCACAGAGATGTCCGCTGGAACATAAAACAACTTGACGACATAATTCAGCAGAGTTGACTTTCCGCTCTGGGCGATACCCTTGCAGAAAGGGATTATTTGCCAGTTTTCGACCTCGCCCACCTCGAAGGTCATTCTCCCCAGCATAACGTACAACCACTTTTTGACATCTTTGTCCCATCCCTGATAGTCCATAATGGACTCAAGATAAGGTGTAGGAATTTCATTCCAATTTTCCACGTATGTGAAGTCTTCAAAATCCGAATCAAAGTACTTGGACGTCACCAGGTTCCGATCAAGTTGTGAAAACTCTGTAGAACCGTAAGGATAGAAACGATTTCCTTCCATGTCGCCAATGAATACGCCATTCCGATAAGACCAGGCGTGTCTGTTTTTGTTTAGCTCAGGGAACTGAATATCGGAACACGATTCCAAGTGAGTACTGATTTCTCTTGGCATCGAAGATCGTTTGGTGATGAGTTTCCAGCGATTGGGATTTGTATTTTTGTCACTCATCTCGTGGATCTTTTCAACGATGCTACATGAAGGTTCCCAGGACATCGTTCGGTGACCCTTGGGTGTAATCACTTCCTGACATACCATATCGCGCGACCTCCTGAGCCTCTGACGTTCGAGTTCCGACAAAATATCCAACAAGAGTACCTGAAACGGATTTAGATCTTCGGCATCATCAATAGGCAGACCTTCTTCTTCATCCGCCAGCATGGGCTGTTCCAATGTTTCCTGTAAACTGTATATCTGACACAAGCACTTGTAGACCTTGTCAATGGTATTCCTGATGATCCGAATGTCCATCTTGGCTTCGTCGGCCATGTCCTTGGCGTGCGTGTTGAACTTTCCCATCACGGCACTCAGGGTAATCATATGCTGTGTGTAGGCACCAGACACGCGCTTTGAAAAATCATTACTCAGCTCAGTAAGAAATCCAGTGTCCCCGAGTTCTACGTTGAAAATGAACTTGACAAGATTCTTCAGGTCACTATGCCTTAGACTGTTCAAACCTTGTTTAATTTCATTAATGTGGGCGGCAAGTTCTTCGATTGATTTGTCTTCGATATGGTTAACCATTTGAAGAACCGCATGTTTTGTCTCGGCGGACATGTCTATATTATTGAGGCTTCATTTTTTTAAATCCCCAATTGCCTTGAGAAGTTTGACCATGATCTTGTTGTGAATCTCGAGTTGCTGACGGATCCCAACTAGGGTGCTACACACAGTATCACCATCGACGGTCTCCAGGGCGTTCACCAGGATAGCCCCCAGGTCAACATCCTCGGACTCATCCTCGAGAAACTGGGAGAAGTCGGGCATCTCGGTCTCGGAAACTTCGGTCTCGGACATCTCGGATTCCTCGCGCTCGCTGTCGGTCATTTTTGATTACTCATATTTTTTCTTTCTTAAAAGGGCGCGTGCATCAGGCGGTTGAAAAAATTTTCTTGCCTAATAGTACTAAAGCAAACTATGGCGGGAGGATTAATGCAATTGGTAGCGTATGGTGCCCAGGATGTATACTTGACTGGAAGCCCTAAGGTGACTTTCTTTCAGGCCGTGTATAAGCGCCACACCAACTTCGCGATGGAGAACATCGAGCAGGTCGTGAACGGTACGGCCGCCAACGGTGCTCGTCTGTCCGTGACTGTTGCCCGCAACGGTGACCTGATCGGTGAGATGTACCTCGAGCTTGAGGCCAACGTTGCGCTTGAAGTCTCAACCAACGAAACGGCAGCTGCTCGTGCTAGCGCGTCGGGTGAGTGGGTGGCCGAGCGCGCCATTGCCGATATCGAGCTGACCATCGGGGGCCAAAGGATTGACAAGCACTATCAAAAATGGTGGCGCCTGTACTCGGAGCTCTACCTCGATGAGGCCAAGAAGCTTCAGTACGGGAAGATGGCTTCTTCCGCGACCACGGCTCAGAATAAGGTGTACCTGCCCCTGATCTTCTTCTTCAACCGTAACCCAGGGCTTTACCTCCCTCTCATCGCGCTCCAGTACCATGAAGTGCGACTTGATATTACCCTATCATCTTCCTATTCTGCCTACTTCACCAGTAGCAGCTCTGTTAACGCCGTCAAGGTGTGGGGTAACTACGTGTACCTCGATACCGAGGAGCGCCGCCGGTTCGCCCAGAAGGGTCACGAGTACCTGATTGAGCAGGTGCAGCACACTGGTGTGGACACCGTTAATGACACCGCGGCCGCAAAGCAGGTGCGCCTGTCATACAACCACCCAGTCAAGGAGCTTGTCTGGTGCTTTTCCGCCAATGGTACTGCCCCTACGGGTAACGACCTGTGGGATACGTCCAATGGCGCGGGTTCCAACGTGACGACGATTTCGAGTGCGGGTGTTGCTCGGGTCGCGGCCAATTCCACCGTCGCAAGCCTCAGCACTGTCGGTGCGCCCCTGATGGTTGTTAACGGCAGCCAGTGGGTGTCCGAGGAGGCCGCCGCCGGTGGTCCTCTTTCGACCTTCAAGCTGATCCTCAACGGTCAGGATCGGTTCAAGGAGCAGTCCGGTAAGTATTTCAACCAGGTGCAGCCCTTCTACCACCACAGCGGGAACCCGTATTTGGGTGTCTACTCGTACTCCTTTGCCCTCAAGCCCGAGGAGCACCAGCCCACCGGAACCTGCAATTTCTCGCGTATTGATAACGCGCAGGTTGAGGTCAAGACCAAGGGTTCCACCACCAAGACCAGCATGCACATGTTCGCCGTGAACTACAACGTGCTCCGCATCCAGAGCGGTATGGGTGGTCTCGCCTTCAGCAACTAAGTTAACTAACTAATATACTCATTTGACGAGAACTAAAAACTCTCGCATAATGATTATAACGTTCCAACTTTGTTGAATATACACGTGTCGCGAATGACTACATAGATGAAATAACCATAGAATCCCAAAAACCCCATAGCAATTATCACGGGAATGACTATCTCCATCTAAGAGTATTAAAGATTTAACTCGCTAGCCAATCAGATATGAGTTTCGATCACATTACAGATAACTATTCGCGCACCCTGTTACTGGACGTCTATCAGGCGATGTTCAAGTCCAATTCATGGGATGCCTTAATTGCACATGGTGATGAGACAGGGTTTCAGTACACAGATGCTGCAAAATCTTTGCTTAATCACATGAACTTGCTTGATCTACATTCAGGAAGTTCCATGGCATGGGTGATGTCCCATATGAAAAAGATATCAAAAATGGGTTACGTGGGATATGTTAAAGATTTCATGAGACTTCAAACTTAGTAATGAATGATGAGTTCAAGCGTTTATGGGCAATACTCATATGCCAAATATGGGCAAAATATCACCTTGGACGAACCAGACCACAACAGACCTGGTCTCGTCCAACGGAGGAAGAACTCAATCCAGGATATCTATTCGGACACTACCTCATGGTCGAACCAGATGAGTTTAGAACGTGGCTCGACTATCAGCGTTGGGGTGAGAATAAGGAACTTACTGACTACCAGTGTTCTTTTTTTGAATACATTAAGGAAATGGTTGATGAGATCTACCCCGATGCCGATAGAACCGACTTGGGAATGGCTCTCATTTATGGAGAGGGGACTCGCGACGACGTAGCGATGATTTTGAACTTGATGCCTTCCTCCTTTCCTTCCGAGCCCTCTGGTTCGCAGCCATCCGTGCACGAAGCGCTCGAATCTGGAGATTAATGAGATCACGTTCGCGTTTAAGTCGCTCTTCTTCCTGAACCATCTCCCAAAATGCCTTGGCAGTAATAGTATCCATCTTATATTAAACAATAATTTATTTGTCTAGATTAGAAATGGACTTTGAAGAATTCCACGTAAGAGACGTGATGAAACTCTTGCGTGAAATCATTCTCCCGCGACTTTGTGACCTCGAACAGGAAGTCCAACTTTTGCGCAAGACCACCTGGCCCATATGTCAAGCCATGCGTGAACACTATTGTTTTAAAATTGATGAAAATGCAAACATTTCACGCCAGCTCAAGGCGCTGGTGGATCCAGAAGAATATCGTAGAATTGTTCACATGAAGGAAGAATTCAAACATCGGTACTGCGATAAATTTCGGAACTCATTGTAAGGATGCCATCCTTCGGGGACATTGTGTGTGTTTTGGATCTTGCGTGCCGAAAAAGTATAGGCAAATCGATGCCAGACCAGTTGTTATCAAAAATTGTTAGAACTGCGCGGCAGCGTCCAAGGCGCTACGTCCCACCCAAAGAAATACCAATAGAAGCTCCACTAAAAAAGAGACATACAAAGGCTATAGTGAAAAAGAAAGATAAAGGACCGATAAGAAAATGGAAATTGAAGGGTGAAAGAAGAAGAAGGGGGAGATTTTAATAGATGATAATAGAAAGATGAGTGCATTTATTGTTCCAGCGGCACTGATATTTGCTCTAAATGTAATAACAACACAACCATCTGCGCAGACAAATGACCCAACTATGAAAGCACTTAAGTTGGGTAAGATTCAAGCCAAACGCAAACGGAAGCGAAATGTTATTAAATTTACACCAAAA